GGTCACCACATCGTAAAACTCAGGTTTACCCAGGTCCGGCCCCATATCTTTAATGCGGCGGGTCAGTACCGGGTCGATCATCCAGCGGTCGAGCGGGAGAATCCCCTTAAACTTGCCCTTACCGATGGTTTCGGGTCGCAGCGGGGTCATTGGTGCCTGCCCCTCAATCATGATGAAACCCACCGCGCCGCCGTAGAGGCGCGACCATTTCAGCACGTCATTCAGCGCATCCCAGATTTGCAACTCATCCAGTTGTGATTCGAGAATGCCACGATCTTTTGCATCAATTTCCGAAGTGATGCGAATGCCTTTGCGGGTCATATCATCCGGGATAGCATCGACTGCTTCGCCGATGATCCAGGATGAACGATAGGACCATTCCACCAGCATGCGGTTACGACTGGTGAAATTAGCCCGGTAGGTGGATGCTGAGTGCTGGTTAGGTGTCTGCATCCCTACGCGGGCAATAAAATTCTCATAACCATCAGCTGTAGCCTGCGCAGTTCGCCGCAGGGCTTGTTTGTTTCGTGCCATCAGGCCTGTCTCCCTAGCAGCTCCCAGATGTTCAGGGCTGAATTCATTGGGGCATAGTTGATCATCACCGAGTCGGCAAGGTTTGGCGATCGGGTTCCATCAGGCTGTTTATCAATAACGATTTTTCCCACACCATTAATGGAATAGGTCGGCTGCGAAAGCTCGATGATGAGTTTATCTTTGAGTGCCATGCTACTGCTGATTGAGATGATTTCGTCCGGGTTGTAAGCCATACCTTCAACCACGGCGCGCCAGGTATTCTGAAAAAGTTTACGTAACCGCCACCAGCTCTGGGCTTTGGCGTTAGCGAAGAAGTCCTTGTTCAGACGTGCTGCTTGCCCGTTGTCCCCGCGAACAGCTTCATCATCCGGATCAAATACCGCGCCACTACCTCGAAACGGTGTGGCAAGTATTGACGGTCGACGCGCAGCGTTACGCAGTTCGTTGATAGCGCGTGCATCGCCGCGAACGCCAGCGCCCAGCCCGTCCTCGTCAAAGCGAAACTCTTCGAGGTTGTCCTGTTCGCAAAAGCCGAAAACCTTCTCGACGGACTGATAAATGTCGCTGCCCACACCGGACCATTCCCGCACATTTTCCAGGAGGAAGCCATGACGGGTGGAAAAGGCATTTTTGTCCCTGCCTTCGTCGGCGACATCCATCGCGCCAAGTCGTTTGCCTGTTGGCTGGATACCCAGTTTGATATGCGCATCAACGGCAGCCTGTACCCATTCGGATGGAATCAGGACGCCTTCCGCTGATGCGCTGTAGTTCAGATCTAGTTCCTGTGCCACCACCACCGGATTATCGATTTTCTCGCATTCCCTGCGATACCACTCTTCATCCTTGCGAGGATCATCCCGCCAGTGGAATGTGAATACCGGTATCTTCCCGCCATGACGCTTCTGAGCGAACGGGTTCGCCATGCCGTTAACTG